ATTAGGATGGACAGAGGATGATCATTCTTTGACTTATTCTGATCAACAAGATACATGGAGTGGCATTATTCAATTGAATGGAAGTCCATCTAGCAATTATGATTCACAAGGGTGGACAGGTACAGGTTACTACTATGGATTAATTGATTATGGATTTACAAGACCTACAGCTGATAGTTTTGCAGTTGAGAATATACCACCACAAGTATTTTGTTATGAGGTATTAAAGAAGGCATTTGAATATTGTGGTATTAGTTGGGATAGTAACTTCTTAGAGACTCAGACATTTAAAAAATTACTACTAGCTTATGATGGTGGAGAGTTACCTATTATTGATAGCTCACAAGCTAATAATGATTCACTATTCACGACAGAAGATAACAATGGAAATGGTTATATTTTTAATGGTCAATTCTCAGACTTCTTAGAGCCAGGACAGCCTACTGGTAATATGAGTACACAAGTTAGAAATTTCTTAGATCAGTATGACTGTACTGTTACACAAGATAATATTAACCAAGCTCAGTCAAGTGATCCTTTGTCATTTGTAGCTGCAAGTGAAGGATTATTTAAAATCAATTATTATGGTGATCATGATGTAGATATAAGAATAACAGGCAATGGATCTGGAGCATTTATAATTAATGGATCTTATGAGTTAAGATTAGAGATAATTAAAAATGGATCTTACTTAACATCTGATCTTGTATATCAAGGATCACTAACAAGTATTAATACTGTTGTATCTTTCACATTTAATTATTCAAGAGAGATCAATGTATTAATTAATGATGAGATAAGAATTAACTTAAGATTTGTTATCAACAATACTACAATCATCAGAGGTGATTTAACGAATTATAATCTATCATTTGCAATCACAAGCAATACAGCAGAATTAGACATTTTAAAACAGCAACAAGGATTACAGCCTGGAGGTACAGTTAATATAGCTGCATTCCTTCCAAACATGACTTGTGATGTATTCTTTAAAGGCTTTGTTAATGCATTCAATCTATTAGTCAAACCATCAGTACAAGATGCAACTGTATTAGAGATAGAGCCATTAAGTGAATTCTATAATCCAAGTGGTGATGCATTAGATTGGTCCTCTAAGATTGACAGGTCACAAGAGATAATGGTAGAGCCTACAATCAATTTTGCTAGTAAGAATTATAAATTCAACTTTACACAAGATACTGACTATTGGAATCAGAGATATCAGAATGATGTTAATAAGCAATATGGATCATTCTTGATTGAAAGTCAAAGTCAATTCTCAGTAAATTCTACAGATTTCTTATTACCATTCTCTCAAAAGTTACTTGTTCAGATACCAGGTGATTCACCAGGAACATTCACTGATTTAATTGTGCCAAGGTCCTTTGACTTAAAGACTAATGAAAATGGTACAAGTGAAATAGTGTTAAAAAAAGGAAAGTCATTTATAGTTCAATTAGGTGGATTAAGGACAGGAGATTGGATTCATGTAGATGAGAATGACTCACCACATAATGAAACATCTTATCCTTATGTAGGTCACTTAAATAGCTTAGATTCACCTACATTTGATTTCAATTGGGGTGTACCTGACTATGTATTTTGGGTGACTAATAATTATCCATCAAACAATTTATACTTATATCATGACACATTCATTAAAGAGTTATTATCAAGATATGGTAAGAAGTTGACATGTTATGTAATGCTTAATCCACAAGATATTAACTCTTTGAATTTTAGAAACTTAATAAATATTGATGGTGTAGTATACAGACTATTGAGTATAAGTGACTATCTTAGTGGATCTAATGTTTCTACTAAGGTCGAACTATTACGCATAATTAAAGGAGAAGGAATTCAACAGACAATTATAGTGAATCCTCAAGAGAGAATCACAGAGGATAATTATTTCAGAATTACAGAAGATTCATTAATAAGATTTATAGAATAATATGTCAGTAAAGATATCAGATTTAACAGCCAAAGGTAGTGCAATTGCAGCTACAGATTTAGTAGAGATTTCAGAAGTCTCAGGAGGTGGATATGTAAGTAAAAGAGTAACAGGAGCTAACATACTTGCTAATGCTGTACCATATACAGGAGCAACTGGTACTGTTGACTTAGGTAGTAATTCTTTATATGCTGGAGAGGGAGCTTTTGACTTAGCTGGAAATTCAGATACATTAACTGTAAGTCATGGTAGTGGATCAGGTGTTGGATTAAAGATTAACAAGGCTGGAAGTAATGAAGCTCTTTATGTGAATAAGACTGCTGGTAGTGGCAACGCAGTAACTGTCATTGGAACATTAGAGGCTACTACGCTAGTTAAGACTGGTGGTTTATCAACACAATACTTGATGGCTGATGGTACTACAAGTACAGCTGTACAGAGTATCAATTTAAACGGACAACCTAACGCTATCAATACTGGTACTTCAGGAGCAGTAAGATACTTTGGATTTTCAGACAATGGAGTGAGTACAGTTGAAACTTTGAGAAGAACATTCCTACCTAATGCGTTTACTTTAAAGAATTTTTATATTAGAACTTCAGGAACACAACCAGCAACTGGTAGCCACGTTTTGACAATTTTAAAAAATGGAGTTGCAACATCAATAACAGTAACTATTGCAGCAGGTAGTGCAGCAGGTGTATTTTCAGATACTACAAATTCAGAATCATTTTCAGCTGGTGATGAGGTTTCAATAGAAGCTGTAAATAACGCAAGTGGAAATTCATCAACACTTGTTTCATTTGCAATCGGTAACTTATGATAGTAGAAAGCAATAATATAAAATTTTACCTTGACTCAACAGATGAGGAGTTAGGTACACTTCACGCAAAAATGATTGAAGACTTTAGAGATGAGAAAAAATTAGAGTACTTTAAACAATTACTTGACCAAGATCCAAATACAGCATTTACAATCTATAACAATCTATAATGGCTGAAAAATCAGTAGTATTCTCACTTAAGGTCAACACTGGTAATAGTGTTAATGACATCCAAGCTATGGATGCAGCTGTTAATGAATTCAATCAAGATTTAAAAGCTACACAAGCAACAGCATCTGACAATACAGGGATAGATAATTTTGAACAAAAACTTCAAGAATTAAATGATAGAGTAGAAGCTGGTGGACTTACTATCAGAGATATGAGTAAGGCTATTAAAAGTTATCAGACAATAGCTGCACAAGCTGGTGCTGAATCTCCTGTAGGTAAACAAGCAATACAAAATGCAGCTGCATTATTTGATCAAATAGGAGATTTAAGAGCAGCTACTACAGCATTATCATCTGATACAGTAAAATTAGATACTGCATTGCAAGGGGTAGAGACGGGAGCTGCTGCATTTCAAGGTATACAATCTGCTGCTGCATTAGCTGGAGTAGAGAATGAGAAGTTAGCTGAGACAATGGTAAAGCTTCAAGCTGTTCAGGGACTTGTTAATTCTGTTAGTATAATCTCTAATAATTTAAATAAGGATTCAATATTAGGTCTACAGTTAAGAAATGGACTTGAGAAGGCTAAGACGTTTATACTGACAGGATCAATTGGTGCTACTACTGGATTAGCAACAGCAGAAGGTGGACTAACTGTTGCAACAAATACAGCTACATTTGCAACAAAGGCATTTAGAGCAGCTTTAATTGCTACAGGTATTGGAGCTATAATTGTATTAGTAGGTACATTGATTGCTAATTTTGATACAGTAAGTAAGGTAGTAGTCAAGTTATCTGGTTATGTTTTAAAAGCTTATGATTGGTTTAACAAATTAGGTGTAGGAGTCAAAGTATTAGTAGGTATATTTTTTCCATTTATTGGTGTTGTTTATGCTGCAATCAAAGCTCTAGAATACTTCAACATAGTAGATACTAAGCAAGAAAGAGATGCAGCTGCTAGACATCAAGCTAACATGAAAAGAATTGATAAGGAGCTTGAGAAAAGAGAGAAGCAAAAGAAACAAAGAGAGGAGAATTTTAATAAAGAACAATCTGCATTAGATAGAGAGATTAGATTGCTAGAGTCATTAGGAAAGAATACAGATGCAGTTACAATCAAAAAAATACAAGGATCTATAGCATTTCAAAAAGAGCAATTAAAAGAGCTTGAGCTTAATCGTAGAATATTAGAGGCTACTAATGCAATGGGATTTAATGATGAATTAATAGCTCAGACTAAGACAGCTATAAATGAAACTAAAGAAGCTATCCTGGATGGTGAAACATCAATTCAAATAATTAAAAATAATAGTCAGAGAAAGCAAGAAGAAGATCTAAAGAAAGCTCATGATAAAGAGAAAAAAGATGTATCAATGAATAGTGATGAGCTTGATAAGATATTAAGTGATGGTATAGATAAAGACAAGCAGAGAATATTAGATTTTAATAAATGGTCAGCAGAACAGCAACAAGCAGCATTTGATCAATCTATGCAAGATTTTTTAAAAGATCAAGACAAAGCTGATAAAGAAGCTAAGCTTAGATTAGAATTGTTAGATAATTATAACTCTATAGTGTTATCTAAAGAGGAGCAACTAATAGCAGATGTAAATAAAGAAAGAGATGATCAAGCAAGTGAATTAGTATTAGCTTTACGTAGAAATCTAATAACTGAGGAGGAGTATTCTAATGCTCTTATATTATTGAATGAACAGACTGAGGCTAAGATAACAGGTATTAAAAAGAAAACAGCTGAGGAACAGACTAAGATAGATAAAGAGAAGACAAATGCTATTTTAAAAAATATTGATGAAGTTATTAAGGTAGCTAGAGCATTCCAAGAGACAATGGGTGCATTGAATGGATTACTTAAAGTTAATGATGAAAAAAGAATCAAAGAGTTAGAAGGAAATGAAACAGCTCAGAATGAGATTAGAAAAAAGGCATTCAACAGAGAGAAAGCTCTTAAGATATCTGAAGTAATAATCTCAACTGCTAGTGCAATAAGTAAGTCAGTAGCAGCATCACCAGTGACATTTGGTCTACCATTTTCATTATTTTCTGCAGTTACAGGAGCTGCACAAATAGCTGCAATTGCCAAGACTAAATTTGATTCAGGAGGAACACCACCAACTGCACCACCACCAGGTGATACATCATTAGGAGCATCAGCATCATCATTCACAGCTAATACTAATACTCAACAGACTGATCTAACATCAGATAATGTTACAGGTACAAATCTACAGAATATGACTAAGGTAGCAGTATTAGAATATGATATTACTAATGTTCAGAACAAGGTAGCTGTTCAAGAGGTGAAGTCAAGCTTTTAATCCATTTAACTGTGACTTTATTCCAAAAATGGTCACCTGTTGAGAAGCATCCATTTATAGATATAAATTCTTTAGCTTTCTCTATAGATGGTACAGATACTTTTGAATTGACACCATCTTTAGAAGGTACCTGGTAAACATTACAATAGATTGACTTTATAAAGTGATTATCATTCTGCCAGTTGATATTGTCAAACAGATCAATTAACTTTTGACTATTGATTAGCACAGGTGTATGAGTCTCAAAATTGTATGCTGTAAAGTTGTTATGCTTAAGGAATTCAAGAGTATTTTTTTGAGCTATCTTAGTATGAGGTGGATGCTCAGGATTAACAATCAATGTTCCATTGTTAATTGCTACATGAGGCTGCCATGATTCAGTTATAAAGAAGTCTTTATTCATGTAGATAAAATCTCCTCCAATCTTCTTGGCATAGGTTAATATTCTATTGGTTACATCACATCCTCTTATGTTATTGTGTTGATTGCATGGTATATTATTAACTCCTTGTACTTCTCTTCCTATGGTCCATATCTTAGCATTAGGATATATATGTCTTATAAGTTCAATAGATTGAATAATCTCAAAGTCATTGACTACCTTAGAATGATATGGATAAACAAAATTCATTTCGAACAAATATACATAATATTTATATGCTAAGAGAATTACCACTTTATGATATTATAATAGATCTTGATGATCCTGAGACTACTGTATCATTCAATAGCCTTGTGGCTAATCCAGCACATGAGAAATCATTTGAGACATTCTCACAAAAAATTGCTTATCAATTCAATGATGAGGAGCAAGTTATAACAGGTGTAGCTATCTCTGCTAATACTCCAATTTTCAGAAGAGATCCTGATACTGGAGAAGAGTATTATGTAAATTTTTCACCATCAGCTATAAAAGATATAGTCTTTGATTATGCTAGAAGAGAGAATTTTAACAATGTAAACTTAGAGCATAATAGCAAGAGAGTAGTAGATGGAATATATATGATAATGTCATATATCATAGATGAGAAAAAAGGATTCACAGCTCCTGAAAGATTCAAAGATGAGAAAGATGGATCATGGTTAGTATCTTATAAGCTTACTAATAAAGATGTTTATGATGCTGCTAAAGCTGGAATGTTTACAGGATTCTCAATTGAAGGAGTATTCCAATTGCTTGAGACTGGTAAAGGATGGGAGCATGAATTCAAAGCAATCTATCAAGAGCTTAAGAAGGTACAGGAATACATTACATTTTACAATGATTATCCAGAGGCTGTTACTAACAATGCAAAGAAAGGTATTGAGCTGAATCAAAAGTATGGTAATAAATGTGCCACAAGAGTGGGTAGATTAAGAGCAACAACATTAGCCAATAGACAGACTGTATCAGTGGCTGTAATTAAAAGAATGTATTCTTATCTATCTAGAGCAGAGGAATACTATGATGAAAGTGATGAATCTGCATGTGGTACAATCTCCTATCTATTATGGGGTGGACTTGCAGCAAAGAGATGGTCAGAAGCTAAATTAAAAGAATTAGGAATTTTCGAACAATAAAATATAATAGAATATGAATAAAGACTTAACTACAATAAAAAATCTGATAGCTGAAATGAAGGCACAATTTAGCAAGTCAGTAGAAAGATTTGAACAAGCTACATTAGTAGATGGTACAACAGTAATTGAGTATGATGCTCTTGAAGTTGGAATGCCAGTTTTTGTTGTTGCTGATGGAGAGAGAATACCAGCTCCAGAGGGTACACATTCATTGAGTGGAGATCTTGCTGGTGTATCAATAGTTGTAAATGCTGAAGGTGTTATCACTGAGATAATTGATGAAAGAGAAAATGAAGGAGCTGGAGAAGTTAGTGTAGAAGAGACATCATCATCATTCATGGCTATATCAGCTGAAATGTTACCACAAGTATTAGAAGCTGCTACAGAGGTTATTGCTGAGAGATTAGGATTAGAGATGGGTGTTGCTTATGATGTAGCATCTGCTGTAATTGCAAAAATAAATGAAGAGACTACAATGCCAACAGAAGAGGCAATGAGCTCTGCTAAAGTTGAATCAATTGTAAATGCAAAGCTTGAGTCATTCTCTAAGGCTATCGAAGGTCTAGCAGAAATGACTAAGACTATTGTGAACACAAATAATACACTAATGAGTGAGTTAAAGACATTGAAAAGTGAATTCGATACTTTCAAGTCACAACCATCTAACACTACTAAAGAATCTGAAAAATTCAGTAAAGTTGGCAACTTGACAGCCAGACAAATGTTTTTAAAAAATAGCAAAATATAATAAAAAATGAGTTTAAAAAAATATCTACGCACAAAATTTGACTGGGATGTATCTGGTCTAGCAGCTTATGTTGATGAGCAAAGAGAAGATTTAATTGTAAAGTCAGTAACTGAAGCTAGAACATTGCAGTATGTAACAATTCAACAAGGGATTAAAGGATCTCAAGAATTGAAATTAATGGACGATTCAATTGTGTACCAAACAGGTGACTGTACAATGACTCCTTCAGGTGATACTATCTTTACAGATAGAGCAATTGCAGTTGAGACATTAGGTTACATGAAATCTTTCTGCCAAAAGGATCTTGATGGATTCTGGACACAATTAGGTCTTAGACCAGGTGCAATGGCTGAAGATAAAACTTTACCATTTGAGCAACAAATCATCAACTACTTATTACAGTTACATTCATTTGAATTAGACAAGTTGATCTGGAAAGGTAACAAAGCTACTGGATCAGGTAACTTGGCTTTCATGAATGGATTCCGTCAATTCTTAACAACTGGTAATGGATGTGTTGATTTAAATACTTCATCTACTGCATCAATCTCTGCTACAAATGCATTTGATGTATTCTATGAGTGTTTCATCAATACTCCAGCAAATGTTGCTGAGGCTGCTGATTTTATCTGTTTCACAGGTCGTGAGAATTTCAACTTCTTAACTAAGAATTTAGTTGATGATAACTTATTCCACTACAATCCAGCTAACATTGGAGACTTAAATGAGTTAATCCTTCCAGGTACTAACATGAGAATTGTTAAAGTAAATGGATTGAATGGATTAGATAATATCTATACTGGTAGATCTTCTCAATTTGTATTTGGTACTGACTTAGCATCTGACTTTGAGAACTTTGACTTATGGTATTCTCAAGACGATGATGTTATCTACTTAAGATCTAAATTCAGAGCTGGTGTTCAAGTACCATTCTTGAATCAGATTGGAGTATGGAACGGAACTGGATCTCCTAACTAATTAAATTAAGGGAGGGGGTAACTCCTCCCATTTTATAACCATTAAAAAAAAATAAGCAATGAGCTGTAATATGACACAAGGATATAATGACAGAACTTGTACCAACGGTAAAGGTGGTATTAAGTCTGTTATGTTATTTCCATTAGGCAATGTAACTGCATCAACTGTATCTGATAATGAAATTACATCATTGACTGTAACTGGTGAAGTTTTCTTGTACAAGTTAAAATCTAACTTATCTAGCTACACTGCACCAATCCGAGTGAACAAAGGTAATGGAACACTTTGGTATGAACAGACTTTGACTATGATCTTAGCTAGTGATACTAAAGAGTTACGTTCAGAGATTCACTTAATTGGTCAAAATGAGTGTGTTGCAATTGTTGAGAAAGCAGATGGTACTTATGTAGCATTAGGATTCGGTGAAGGACTTCAGATTGCTGAAGCTTCAGCTTATGGATCTGGAGTATTAAAATCTGACAGATTAGGACATGATATCATAATGGGTGGATTAGAAAATGATCCTGTTCCAGATGTTGATTCAGCTGTATATATGTCATTGTTAGCACAACAATCTCCATCAATCTAATAATTATTAACTCTAATCAGAAGGGAGGGCAATGTCCCTCCTTTTTTTTTTGTAATTTTATACTATGGAAATAAAACAGAAATACATTGGTAGTAAACAATGGTCAGTATTATTAAGCAAGTGGATAGAAATTAAGAGAGGTAAAGAAGATTTTTATCTATCTTTAGGATTTACTCATATATTTGAAAATAGAAAACCTAAATTGTTAAAAAATGCTAAGAATACTGAAGGATTCAACTTCTAATCTTATAGTAACTGTCACTGAATTAACAACAGTAAGTCCAGTATACTATCTGTTTGAATTTGAGCATGAGCAATCATTCTTGAAGTATTATTGTATTCTATCTAATATAAGCTTAGCTACAGAGAGATATGATGAATTTGACATTATTGATGGAGTAGATGTAAATTTTGATTATGATGGTTACTATACCTATAGAATATATCAACAGACATCATCAAGTAATTTAGATCCTACCTTATCTGATGGCATAGTAGAAGAGGGTAGAGCACATGTTTATGTTATTGATTCTCCAGGAAATGAATTTACATCTA